CCCGTTCCGCATTAGTGCTTCGGCCATCGCCGGGAACTGCCCGTAGGGACCTGTGGGGACTGGGTTGTTGGGAAGGATCGCGGAAACACTAGCTCCAGCTGGAAGTTGGGCCATGGAAGCCTTGACTATCTCGGCTACCTGAGCCTGTTTCTTCTCTCGTCGGTAGTCTCTATAGCCCATTCATCGGCCTTCCACAGTGGGCGCAGATCACTTGGCCTTTGGTGTTGGCCTGTCCGCAAGCTGGATTGGGGCAAAAGTCCATGAGTTCACTGATGAACCTACTCTTTGAACCGCTGGGATTCAGTTCCGTTAGTGCATGGACCAAGGCATCCACCCTGTCCGGGGATTTGGATTTAGGGTCGTACGGCTCCCAACTGGTCATCTGTCCTTCGAGTTTGTCGAAGTGCGCCATGTGATAGACGATGTGCTTCTCGTACAGCGCGGCTATCGGTTCTGCCCTCAGTCTCTTGCCGACTTGGGCGTGAACCGTCCCCACCGGGATGTAGGGATCTATCTGGTGGATTATCTCCCCCCACGCATCACCCCCTTGGTTGTCCTCGTACACGATCCGGTCAGCCGTGAACTCGTGGTAGGTGTCTATCGCTCTCTGAGCCCACTGTCTCGGGGATGCTTTGATAGTTCTGTCGGCAAAGACGATGAAATCCCCGTCCTTGGTTCTCGAGGCGCAGACGATCCCTGTCTCGTCGGAGTTCTCGGTGTTGGTTATCGCCGGGTCGATTGCTACCACAGTTCGCATGAGTTCTGGAATCGGGCCTCTCCACACGAGGATGTCGTCGTACTGCCACAACGCCCCTTCCACCTCTTCGATCAACTCCCCGTACCGCTCCTGCCTTTCAAGCCTGGTACCGGCGTACTGCTCGGCGATACCTTCGATGAATGAATCCGGCAGATTGTCGGCGTTGTCATCCAACGCGCCTTTGGTGACCACTACACGAGGGTTGTCCAACCACTCCTTGAGCTGTGAATTGCCCATTTTGGGTGTAGTAGCCACTATCGCCCTGGGTTTCGGGCCTACCCGTAGAGTGAAGTGAAGCCCCTCCTGCCAGATTCTCTTGCCGTTTCGCCATTTGGCGAACTCATCCATGACCAATCCGGCGAAGTTGTACCCTCGTCCAACGTCGGGGTTATCAGCCCCGAGCATGTGAATCACCTGACCAGTGCCTAGAACGATCTGCCACAGGGATTTGTTGTAGGTGTAGGGGATCTTCAGTCTGTTCAGTATCCCTACTAGCCCCGCCGGGCCTTCGATGAGGATGTTTCGACAGTCAGCGAACGTCTCACCGATCACCCCCCACTGAGTCGGGGTTCCCTCCCACTCGGGCAAGGCGACCATTTGTAGTACAAAACACTCCAATGCGGTTCTAGTCTTCCCGAAACCTCTCCCAGTCATCAAAAGCCAGATGAGCCAATCACCTTCTGGTAACTGCTGTTCAGGTCTACCAATCCAGTACCAGGGCTGAAGATGTAGTTCAGATAACTGCTCGGGAGTCAGGTTGTCGATGAACTCGCGTTGTTTCTCCGCCGTCCACGAGGCGACGGTCTTAGCCTTCGACCAGCTCACGGGGCTTCAAACGCTCGAAGAGATTCGTTATGTCGGACTTCTGCTCATCCAACGTGATAATGCCGATCATTGCCTGGACCCTGGTAGGAGCGTCAAGTCCAAGGAGTTTCGCCCTACGGCCCTGGACTTTCACCAGCGAATCAACGGCTTTCAACGCTACCGAGTCATCTAGGACGGGTTCGCCGTCGTTGTAGACGACTTTCCCACTGGCCGAGATGGCGACGTGCTGCTTATCTAGTATCTCCAAGGCTTTCGACTGTGCCTTGTCCAAATGCGCCAGTTCAATCTTTCGCAGGGAATCAGCATCAGCGAAGGGGACTTCCTTCATTGCGCTGTCCACAGCCACGTAGACGGTTGAAAGTGCTATTCCGAGTGTCTCTGCAATCGTCTGGCAATCAATGCCCCGTAGCCTCATCTGGGCGGCTCTCTGGTTCCTCTCCGAGAGTGTCAGGGCTGTAGTGGGTGTTTCTATGTTCATTTGTCCTTAGAGTAGCAAAGGACTTAGGTCAAGTTCTTGATTGCGCCTCATTCTTCCCACGATTCATCAAACAATGGTTCGGTCACGACTTCCGGCGGTCGATCCACTGTTTCCATGTTTCGAGTCGCCTGGATGAAGTAACTCTTCTTGAGTTCCGCACCTATTCCGAACCGTCCCATCCTCACGGCTCCGTAAACCTCTGATCCAACTCCCATGAACGGGGTGAACACCTTTTCACCCGGTACGGTGCGTAGGTCTATGAATCTCTCGATCACGTCGAGTTGCAGAGGGTGGACGTGCTTTTCGTCATCCTCGTCCTTGGCGTCTTGGAACGGAAGAACCCTTGTCCCCCTCACGTCGTCCCACACTGACGAGGCATAGCGTCTCCATATCCAGTGGGACCACCGGTTCAACTTCTGGTCCCCGTCGTAAGCCCTCCACTTGGCTAGGTCGGCGGGTGGCTGTTCGTCCCCTGCGTAGTCACCAGTAAGTCCTACCGGGTGAGGTACTGGGTTGCCCTCCCCCTTCTTGCGGAATACCAGAAGCTCGTCCGGTGAGGCCATGCCGCCCAAAGCACCATCGAGAACGATTGTCTTGTGGGCAAGGTTTCCTTGCATGGTCCTTCGTCGGACCCCTAAGGGCTCTTTCCATATGACGTGACGAGATATGAAGTCGAAACCAACCTTCTGATGAGCCCGGATAACATCACCAGGGAAGTCGATGTACGACCCGAACGATGCTGAGGCCACGTTTGGCACCAGAGCCGTGTGTACGCCCGAACATCTACCGGGCGCGGTCACTCGATAAATCTCCTCGAGGATGAATTGGTACATCTCGAAGAACTCGTCGTAGTCCCGAGCGTTTGACAAGTCTCTGTCGTCTGACGAGTAGTGGTACAACCCCCCGAAGGGCGGGCTGTAGATTGTCGCGTCAATGCTGTCGTCAGGCATGGCCCGAAGAATGTCCATGCAATCGGCGTGATAGATCGCGTACCGGTCAGTTATTACTTGGTCCCCTACTTTAGCCATGATGGCATCTCCATTTCCTCATCGAAGTCGGCTCGTCGAACCGACAGGGCATCGTTCATTTCCGCTACTAATTGTTGGAACATCTGATCGGCTTGTTCGCTCTTTCGCTGAAGATTTCTCAGTACGTTCTCTCCACCTGGGGTTGTAATCAGGTGAATGTCCACCTGTTCTTTCTGCCCGAACCGCCACATTCTGCGAACCGCTTGGTACATCTGCTCATAGCTGTGGCTCGGGAAGTAGGTCATGGTGTGCGAGTGCTGCCAGTTCAGACCCCACGCGCCGATCTTCGGCTTGGTGACCAGTACTCGAATGTCTCCCCGACTGAAGGCTGCCAGTTTCTCCTCTTTCGATGAGTCTGAGTCTGAACCACAAACCTCTACTGCCCCCTCTATCATTGAAGTGAGCATCTTGCTCTCGTCATTCAGGTGGCACCACGCCACGCCGGTTTCAACATCTGCCAGTAGTGCGGCCGCCATCTCGCACCGCTCCACGATGGTCCTTCTGGATTCTTCCCGTTCTTCCTGTAATCCATAGGCGGGAAGGTCGAACAGCGACCCCTCTTTGGCCCTCGTCGGATGGATGAGATGGACCGTCTCTTTCAGCGGAGTAAGAATGAAACCATCGTCATCGAATCCCAAATCACTCGGCTTTCGCATGGCTCTGGCCCAACTTGCCACCCAGCGCCAGAACGGGGTGTGGGCGTGTCCCTTGAGTCTCCATTCAACCGACGATCCGCCGAAGCCTCGCCCTCGAGACGAAACCGATTTGGCGTCATTAGTGAAGAACCTGCTCAACATGTCCATGTGCCCCATCTCGCCAAGCGCCTCTGCCGAGGTTCCTAGTTCGATGTAGTCGTTCGGTGCCGCCGTTGCGGTGGCCAACAACCTGTACTGATGAAGTCGCATGAACTCCGTTACTCGCCCTCGAGTTACACCCTCGAATGATTTGATGGCTGAGCTCTCGTCACAGACGACACCCCCGAAATCCGACCAGGTGAACTTCTCCAGCTGCTCGTAGTTCGTTACCACTATCGGGGCTTGTATGGATCCGTCCCTCGATAAGTGCGCTTCGTGTCCGAACTTGTGGGCTTCCTCAATCATCTGAAATCCAACGGCCAAGGGGGTAAGTATCAGCACCGGCTTGCCTGTGTGCTGGTGTACGTTCTGAGCCCACGCCAACTCCATCGGCGTTTTCCCTAGACCACAGTCAGCGAACATAGCTGATCGTCCGCGTCTGATTGAGAAATCGACCAGAACCTTTTGGAAATCGAACAGGTGATCTGGTATGCACACCGGGGCGAATCCACCGTTCCCCGCTAATTGTGCTTTGTGCGCTAGGAACTTCTCGTACTCATTCACGATGACACCCCGTACTTTTGCTGGTGAGTCCGCATAGCTTCGCGGCACTCAGTGAGCCTGCATCCTAAATGTCCGTAGCAGTACGCGGTTCCGTGCTTGTACTCCTGACGTTCGATCCGTCCGATGACGTAGCGCACCTGTTTTTGCTTCTGGCTCATGGCCATATTTCGTCCTTTCCACTGGTGAATACAATCTAACAGATAAGTAGACGGTCGTCTAGTTATTGGATTGAGCGACATATTCTTGATTCACGATGTTTCACGTGAAACAATTGCCACCACCTACGAATCACAATTGGCTCCGGACAGTGGAATCTCTCTAGGAGATCACTTACGGCGTGTCCCCAATCCTCGAACCCTGCGTTGTACAACGGATGAGGATTCAACTCTACCGTTTCGCTACAGCGTGGGCAGACGACAGACACGACGCGCGAGTCAGTCGTTTGTCCCGTCAGGATGCGGTAGTCCTTCGCGCTCACTCTTCCCTCTTTCGACATACCTTGCAGCCGACGATCCCAGTTCTAGGGCATCGCATCGGATTCTCGCCTTCGTAGTGGCAGAGGTCCCATTGTCCCCCGTAGGCGTCCTGACACGGACAGGTCACGTCTCCGTGCGGGCATGGTCGATAGTCGTCGTCACGGATCAGTGTTTCGGTCATTCGTCCACCAGCCAGTCTGGCTCAATAAGTTCTATGTCGCCCTCGTGAGTTGCCTTGTTCACTAACGAGATGCGGTCTATCGGGCCGTGGAGCTTTTCGGACGTGGGCGTCTTCGGGGCAGTTGCAGCCGCATCGTTTGTTCCATTTCTCAGTCATTGCGGAGGGCCCTTTTAATTCCTAATGAATATCCCTTGTACTCTGCGGACTTGATGTATTCCGCGAGCGATACAGTCTTGGCCCGGTTCCACCAATGTTTGCCCCTAACGCGCACAGTCGCGTTTGAAAAGTACGTCAACGACGGCCACGTATAGGACTCTTTCGGTCCATCCCGCTTGATGCGGGCGTAATCCGTCCCATCGACCTCGTGCGAATCTGCTTTTGTTGGCTCTTCGGTGCTGAGTGACAGGTAGTAGTCACCGGAAACGGCCTTCTCGACGGTCTCCAGCAACTTCTTGTCAGCGTCTCGGTAGTCCTTGCTCATCAGTCCTCCCTCAAACTGCGAGTCACGAGCATGGGGTCACAAGCCGACCACCGGGCCAACTGAGCTCGTTTCACCCCGGCTTCCTCGGCGAGTTTCCACACTTCAGCGCGCGTTGCCCGGGCTTCTGTCGCGTCGTCGTCAGCCTCGGCTATCTCGATACGCAGGGTTTCGAGCTCTTCGGCGATCTGTTCTAGTTGTCGCTCAGTCTTGGTCATTGGTTGTCCCTTGCTCCATCGGAGTATCCGTCGATGTATCCCGTGTGATAATCGCAGGCAAACCAGTAACTATCTGGTGTTTCAGGAGCGGTCGGAGATGCGTTGAACGGCGTCCCATCGCACTTTTGCGGCTCAATCCCCACCTCGCTGAACTCTTGGCGTGTGTACCTGCTCATGCCTTCACCGTCCATATCTGTGATTTCCTGCCTGACTTCGCCGGCCTTGTACCCAAACTCTCAATTCTCCCCGCCACCTGTAATTCGATTCTGCGGGGTCTGGCGGTATTGGGGGCCAATCCTGTGACTTCTGCTATCTCCTCGTCGATTAAGCCCTTCTGGGCCGCTCTGATGGCCTCGTAGACCTTCTCTTGAAGTGAGGGCTGCTTGTGGAGTATCGAAATACTCGCGTCCTGACTGGTCTGTGATGGGTGAATGGATCTTGGCGTGTCCTTCATCCTGCGAATCTGCCAGGGCTTTAACTCGACTACGTTGTCTGGGAAGAGTCGGTCGTTCATGGCTTCTCCCATGCATGGCGGGAGAGCCCGAGCCAGTGTGCCTTGTCCGGGCGGTCCTCAACCCAGGAATTGTGCAGATTGCAGAGGGGGACCTGGTTGTCGATGTCCAGAAGGTTCGCGACCCCAGACTCCACCGGCACAGGGTCCGGCCAGAGACATGGAGGCGGGTCGGTCACGGAACCAGCATCTCCATTCGTCCTGCGGTCCCCATGCTTGCTCTTGGACCCTGCGGCGCTCGACGTTCACCTTCTGGCGCTTCTTGGAAACCGGGCGTAGCGGCGTTCTCTTCACGAAGCCACCCCCTCGCAAAGCGCGAGAACTTCGCCTTGGGTCCGGGTGCAGACGACTTGGTTGAGGTTCCACCTATCGAACTCCTTTTCGCTCAGTTTCAGGCTCCAGTGGTCCTCTACGGGCTGTTCGCACGTCGGACAGTTCATCGTCCCCTCATTTCACAGACGCCGCGCCATGCCACAAGAAAGGCACCGGCCAGTAGAACGCTGAAAGTCAGCTCATAGAGTGCCCTGGTAAGCCAGATCATGATTTCCTCGGGCAGTTAACTTCGTTCATTTCGTACCTTTCCACTTGTCTAGAACTAGGGTAGCACGTCCGTAGAGGGTTGTCTAGTCTTGATCACGCATTGCCCACACGTCGCGTCCTCGAGCCTTTCGGTGACCTTCACGGCGTATTCCCGAGACATCAGGCAGGCAATCACCCCAGCTTTGATGAAGTGCGTTTTGTAGGTTCTCACGATTCTTCTCCCTGTTGCAGGATGGCGAGCAGGTCGTAAGTGAATCCCATTGGCACCAGCATCGCGAGTTCGTCACGCCGCAGGAGCCGCGCCACCGCACTATCTACTCGTGCCTGTAACTCGTCGCATTGTGTCCGAAGAGCCGCAACTCCTGAGTCCTCAATAAGCGTGTGCTTCGCAACCGTCCCCATTGAGCCAAAGTCGTCAATTCGTTTCAGCGCCGCATCCCTCTCGTCCGTGACTGCGTTCAGCTTTGATTCAAGTGCCGATGCCTGCAGCTTCAGATCATCTCGGTCGTTTTGCACTCTCTGTAGTTCGGCGGTGAGGTCGGCAATCTTCGCATCTTTTGCCTCAAAATGGGCGTTGACTACTTCAAGGTCTGACTGCGGCGCGGCGAGTTCGGCCGATCGTTCTCGCGTCGTCCAAACCGCGTGGCCACAACCAAGCCTAACTTTCACACCACGCGGGCCTTCTTCAAGAATCACATATTCGTCGCTCATGCTCCACCCCACTTCTCCTCGGGAAGCCCACAGCGCGAACTTCCATTCTTCGAGTGAACATCGCCTCCAGTCCCCGCCTGAGAGTTCGTCTGC